CTTAAATCCCAATATGATTGAGAGTAGGAGCTGACCCTTCCTTGTCAAGAAGGTAAACAGTTCCGGGACGTAAAGTTCGCATCCGGGGATTTGTAAATCCCATCTTCTTATCAGAAACTCTATTAGTGGAGGGATCATATAAATTGATTCCCTTGCCGCTACTAGAATATCTGGTGGAAGACCCGTCAATTCATCACGACCTTTGAAGATTCGCTTTGCGAACTCTCCAAAGGGTTGTGATGAGTTCTGGCTAACGTATGATTTTGACATATTGATGTTTACACCAATAGTCTCCATTATACGTACGTACTCATCTGCAACAGATTTAGAAAAGATTGCTAAATCATCTCCCAGTATCATGTATCCTGTGAAGGTTAAATCCCTCGCAGCATATTTGATAATGAAATGATGGGTTAGTGTGAACACTCCCCAAGAGCTTAATGCTCCTAGGGGCTGTCCAACTGCCCATCTGATGGTTTCACCTCCTGGGATGTGAAAATCTCTATCTGAAATTACCGTTTTCCAATTGGCTGCATATTGTGGACCAAATAGGAGATTAACAATCTCCACTTGAATCCTCAATGGCATCCTATCGGTTGCGGAGGATAAGTCAAATGATGCACAATAACCGGTACGGTTGGACTCAGCGATTACTCGCTTGAATCCATCCTCCTGGTTATAGGTTGCGTCTGTTCTCATCCTCTTTAGTATTTTCATAACCTGAGTATGTGGCCACCATAAAGCATTTTGTGACCAAAAGTCAAGGATCGCAATGTTACGAGACTTACCACCACCCTCCGAGATTGTAACAATCTTGGAGTGTATTGGTTTACGTTTTGTATCCATTGGGGTTCTTGACAAGTCTTCAACTTGTTTTATTAAAGTGGAATACATAGCAGGCATAGAGTACATTAACATCCTTTGGATGGCGGAAAGTAGTTTCTTATCATTAAAGATGGCCAATGTATCCCAATGTGAATTTCTCACAGCGGGACCATTTGGACCATTCTTACTTGAATAGAAACCTCCCTTCATCAATACTTCTTCCATATCTGGCTTGATAATTCCATCGCGGAAGAGTTTGTCCCCTTTGACAAAAGGGGTGAACTCTTTAAGAAAACCATGGACATTTGCTCCAGGGCTAGTAATAGCCTCGTAGTCAAGTGTCGGTGGTAATCGGAGTAGCCTAACAATATTTACTATTGAAAGGGCTATTCTCTTCTCGAAGACCGTTCCGTTAAGAAGTGGTAACAAGAGTTTTAAATCTCTTGGTATCGATGTCTTACGAATTGTCTTCCTCCATGGAACTGGTGTGAATTCACTACCAATTGCAATAGACTGGGCAATACGTAAGTATTGTTTAGCTAGTGTGATTGTTGACTTCATACCCCTATGGGTTATTTCTTTCACAAGAAATTTCTCATA